GTTTTAGCGTGAGGAGGAGTAAACTTTCTACTCTTAACATTCTCTAGTTTAATTCTCATAGTTTAAAAGCTCCTGCCCTAACGAGTTTCTGTAGTTCTTCTCTGACTGTTTTCTCCAAATCTTCTACATCAGGCATAGAATCACCATAGAGTTCTCTACATTGCGTTTCGAACTCCTCTTTATTTTTCTTGTTGAAAATCCTATCCCAGTTGCTGGAATATTTATCGTGATTGGTTTTTCTATATCTACTTCCTTTGCTCATTATTTTAGCCATCTTGGTAAAGGCTGAAGTCCAGCCTTTCTTTGTTTTTGTTTACAGCGAATCGTTCCTGCTGCTTTCTTTTTGCGTAACTTATCTGACTTCTTTGTAAAGTGTTGTCTTTCTCTCACTTCCTGTAGTTTACCAGTCGCATCTACTTTGCGTTTCCATTTCCTCATCGCTTGTTCAAAGCGACCTTTTTCTACGTTTACTGATGTCAATTTAGATAAGCCTCGTCCTTTTTAGTAATGTTCTGCATAAGTCTCCCTAAATCATTGGCTATACCAAGTTGATTATCGAGAGTAACTTGCAGAAACTTGATGACCCACGCCATGTCAAATAAGAACTGTGGGTCGTCTGTGTTAAATCCTAGTTTTTGTAATTCTGTTATAAGCATAACTGAGAGTTCTTCATTTAACTCTTTGCTCCTTTTCATTGTTGTATAATATTCCCCTGTGAACTCGACAACGTTGTCTTTCAATGGTTTCATATGTTTATCTCCGAATAGAGTCAAAACTCCATCCCTTTTTGCGTAATCGCTTTACACGCCCTTTTATGGCATCTTCACTTCGGTCTAACATTATAGATATTTCTTTTACTGGGCGTAACCCATAATATTCTTTTAGATGTAAGTCCTCTTTCTCTGTCCAACGAGGATTTTTAATTGCCATGTTTTCCTTTTTTCATTTATAGTCATATTGTATCAAAGTTGAGCTGCGATGTCAAGAATTATTTTCTATTATGTAGTAAAAATATCTTGACATGCCTCCTTATTTTTGCTATAATTATAACTCAGGAGAAAAATATCATGGCAAATGAATATGAATTTATAGTATATATGCTGATTCTAGTCGGAGTAAGTTACACATCTTTCAAACTAGGAGTTACCGAAGGCATACAAGACACAATACACTTTTTTCACGAAAAAGGTGTTATAGAACTTGATGATGAGGACTAAAAAAATTGTTCTTGACTTTATGTTGAGAATTTAGTATAATATAAGAATGAAAAGTTCAGTTTTTAACTGAGCTGATCCAAGCACTACGTCAGTAGGGGGAGGGATAGAAAGTATGCTCACTTCTTTGCAATGAAGATGAAAATTAGTCAGCATATGGGAATTTTTAAATAACCTGAGATGCCGAAAGGGTCTCGCAGAGTTTTCCGAAAGGGAGACTAATAGGAGAAGAAAATGGTAGTACATACATTACCAACAATACACGACCTTAATAGGTCATGGATTGGAGCAGATCGTTTTTTCGAAAGGTTCGCTTCAATGCCTACATACGAAGATAATTCGTATCCTCGTTTTAACGTAACAAAAGACGGAGAGCAATATCAAATAGAGATTGCACTTGCGGGTTACACCAGAGAGAATATCACAATCGAGAGACTCGATGGTAGACTTGAAATTAGAGGAGAAAAGAATCTGAAAGATGTGGCAGACGAGTCATATCTACACAGGGGAATAACAAGGAAAGCCTTTAAAAGAGCTTTTACTATATCAGAAGATGTAGTAGTTGATAAAGCGTCTTTTATAGATGGAATTCTAACTGTTGACCTTCATGTAGAGATACCAGAAGAAAAAAGACCTAAAATAATAGATATCGTTTAACGGAGACGTATAGGACGTCTAGATACACAAGGAGAAACAAGTGTTACATAGAATTGCAAGTGGTAATTCTTTGAAAACGTTGAGACTGATTAGACGCAATATAGGACAACTCTTATATTTAATGCCTGCACTAATAGGCATATATGGGTTCTTAGTATTTGTAAACTGGTCAAGTTAAGGTAACTAGGTCTTTTATAGTTATAAAATTATGATAACAATAACAGAATTAGCAAAGAATAAAATCACAGAGAGGCTAGGAAGCGATTTCCTACGCCTCTCTCTTTCTGGTGGAGGTTGTAATGGATTTCAATACTTGTGGGACTTACACGAAGGCAAACCAAACAATGATGACTTTGTAGTAGAAGATAGAATAGTAATTGATAGTTATAGTATGCCCTATTTAAGAGGAACTATCATAGATTGGAAAGAGACATTAGTAGAAACAGGGTTCGAGATACACAACCCAAATGAGATGAGTGCCTGTGGTTGTGGCACTTCAATAGGATTTTAATTATGAAACCAAGTCAAGAATGTATAGATATGGTGAAGCACTTCGAAGGTTTCGAAGACACAGCTTATCTATGCCCAGCAAACGTATGGACTATAGGATATGGTCGTACTAAAAACGTAAAAGAAGGGGACAAGATAACAGAGCCTCAAGCAGAAAGGGATTTACAAGAAGAATTACAGGAGTTCGGCGCACAAGTATTAGGTGTAGTTGATGTGTCCCTCCTACAGAATGAATTTGATGCATTAACATCATGGACATATAATTTAGGAGTTGGAAACTTAAGTAGTAGTACGCTTCTGAAGAAATTAAACGCGGGTGACAAAGACTCCGTTCCTTCTGAAATGCTCAGATGGAACAAAGCTGCAGGCAAGGTGCTTGCAGGACTAACAGCACGAAGACAAGCAGAGGCAGACTTGTGGGAAAAAAAGTAATAATTAAATTCAAAGCCTTCTGGCTTTGGTTAATAGCAAAGTTCTTCCCAAGATATACTCTGTTAGTGAGTTACAATAATACATGGGGAGACCAAGACGACCAAGAGTTCACAGTAAAAAAGTTTTTAAAAAAGACAGATAAATACCTTAAGTTCAAAACACACGAAGGAGACATAGTGGAAATACGAGGAGCTGATGGACTAAACTATAGGATAGAACAATTATGAACCAGTTTTTAATAGGGCTTATTGCAGTTTTAGGTATAGCATGTTGGTGGTTGTATGGAGAAAATCAAACTCTTGCAGCAAACAATATGGCACTTGAAGGCGCTGTAGAAACCCAAAAAGAGGCAATCGCTTCTTTAGAAGCAGACTTTAGTTTGCAAACGGAGGCTTTAAAGAGTCAAACTCTGGCAAGCCAGAAAGCACAAAGAGAGTTGAATAGGTACTCAGATTTTATCCGTAACTATAAACTTGCAGCAAAAATTTTAGAAGATCCAGTTGAAATGGAAAGGAAAATAAACAATGGAACAAAACACATATTCGAGGATATCGAAAAACTTAGTGGCACTGTTGACGATCTCGATGATGGTCTCCAGTTGCAGCATACTGGGAACTAAACAGATAGAAGTCAAGGCAAAGCCTATGGATAGAACCATAGTGCAGCCTATTATGCCTCGTGAAATTGACTTAAAAGAACCAAGATGGTTCGCAGTAACAGAACAGAATTTAGATGCCTTTCTTGAGAGTATAAAAGAGCAAGAAGGCGAATTAATATTTTTAGCTATGTCTGTACCTGACTATGAAGTAATGTCAGGTAATATGCAGGAGTTAAAACGATATATTACAGAAATGAAAGACGTAGTAGTATATTACCGAAAAGTAACAATGCCACCTAAAAAGGAAGAAGATGGAAAATAATTTACAGACATATGAAATAAAGATTACACTCGAGGTAGATGCCGATAAGTATGGGCACCCTCGTGATTGGATTAAAGAGGCTCTTGAAGAAGGGCATTGGAAATACAAAACAGAAAAGATCTACGGGACGGATATAACCCCACTTGATAAGGAAGACCCTATCCATAAATGGATAAAGGATTTCAAGTAAGTGCCCCGAAACGAGGCACTGGTTAATAACTTAACCATAGGGATTGCCATTTTAGAGCAACAGCTCAAAGTGTGCAAGAATGTGAGCGAGATCTCTAGACTAGAATTAGAGGTCAAGGAGCTGCAAGAGCGGCTCAAAGGAGAAATAAATGGCTGAATTAATTGGCTACATAACGATGATAGTAACTATAGCAAGTATAGTTGCGGCATCAACACCTACCCCTAAAGACGATGAGTGGATAGGCAAGCTATATAAATTTATAGATTTACTAGCACTTAACGTAGGGAAAGCTAAGGAGAAATAATGTCACAACCTAGTGAAGCATTTCAAGGCGACATGAGTCGTAATGAAGTGGAAATAGACCTTAATAAGTTCATGGCTATGGTCTCAGAGATTGGCGAATTAAAAGCTAAAATCATGGAGATGGAGAATGAACGAGAGCCTGATAATCCTTGGCAAAAGGTAATCTGGTTTTCACAAATGATAGACGCATGGCGTCTATTCCCTCGAGCCTTTTTAAGTATTTATATGTATTTATTATACTATACTACTTTTTGGTTCATGGATTTACCCGACCCCTCATTCGAGCAATCGGGTCTGATATCCATAGTAGTCGGAGCAGGTGCAGCCTGGTTTGGACTATACGCAGGGACAGCAAAGGATAAAATAAACAGTAAATAACTAATTCCTTCAGCTACGCATTTGCGCAGAGTATGAAGGAGGTGATTATCTACAGAATACACTCTGTTCTGCTGAAGCAAGTCAACACAACAACACCTATTAAGTTAGGTGTTGTTCCCACCTCACCCCAAAATATTTCTTGACTTATAAACTTAAATTTAGTATAATACTACTATGAATATATTTATCTTAGATAACGATATAGATAAATGTGCTGAGTATCACGTAGACAAGCATATAGTGAAAATGCCTTTAGAGGCGGCACAGATGTTATGCACTACACATTGGATAGACAAATTTATAGGATATGCACCAAGAAAACTTAACAAAGAAGAATTACAAACACTCCGAGAGGTCAAATCTATTGAGCCTCGCGAGTATCCCTATCTTCCTACTATGCATAACCACCCCTGCACTATTTGGGCAAGGGAGTCACTCGACAACTACGAGTGGTTATACTGTTATGCACTCGCCCTTAATGACGAGTATGGATATAGATATGGAAAATCACATAAATCCGTGCAGGAGGTGGTTCTCAGACTACCTGACCCTATACATTTACCCAGAACTGGGGTTACACCCTTTGCAATGGCAATGCCAGACAATCTTAAGTCCGACAATACCATACAGTCGTATCGCCAGTTCTATCACAAAGACAAAGCAAAGTTCGCCAGCTGGAAGTTTAGAAATAAACCAGAGTGGTGGAATGAGGAGTTAGCAGATTATGAGAATCGTATTACAAGATAAGCCATTAATAACAGTATGCTTTCCTAGTACATATACTGTGGAACAGAGAGACGCCTGGCTGGCAAAATATTATAAAAATTCAAGGAGATTGCATTGAGCAGACAAGAAATAAAAGAATTGGACAACTGCTATAAAGGGTTGTTTTGGGACTTAGAAACAAAAACATTTCTAAGATGGAAAGAATTTAAAAGTAAAAAGGATAAAATTGAGCAAAATAGATGACTACGCAAAGTTCGTAGATACAACAACAAGTCTAGAATCTAAAAAGTTTCTAGCATTTATCGACAGCACTTCTAAATTAGAAGCCTGCGATAATATCAATGTGCCTAGAGTATTAACCTCAGCGATAGGAATGTTAGCTGAAAGTGGAGAGTTTACTGAGATACTAAAGAAAATAGTATTTCAAGGTAAAGAGTTCAACGAGAGCGAAAGATTCCATATGAAAAGAGAGTTAGGTGATATTCTATGGTATTGGGTACAAGGTTGTGTAGCTTTAGGCTATACACCCGATCAGGTGATGGACGAGAACATCAAAAAATTAGAAGCCAGATACCCAAATGGTTTCGAGGTGGCAAGAAGTGAACATAGAAAAGAAGGAGACATATAGTGGCAAATCATGTATATTACAACGTAAACGTAGGCGGTGATGAAGCCGTAATGGAAGAATTTAGTAACTGTATGAAAACAGAAATAGTTAAAAGACCTATTTTTGGGGGTAAAACTTACACAGTAGAAGAACTAATAGATATTGATTTACTACCATTTATGCCTAAAGGCAAGTATGATAGTGATGGGTATTTAGAGAGCTCATGGGATTATTATGTAAATAATGTTGGAGCGAAGTGGTGTTATGTAGAAGATTTAGATAAAGAAGGATTTTTTGCAGGATACTCCGCTTGGTCACCCCCACACGAGTTTGAACTAATCTTGCTAAACATTTGGAAAAGTTTGGTAAGT